TGACTTGGTTGCTGCGACCGCTCTGTTTCGTCCTGGCCCGCTTGATGCCGGCCTATGTGCGCAGTACGTCAAGATCAAGCAGGGCAAGGCGAGCCCTAGCTTTGTGCATCCGTCGCTTGAACAATGCATGGGCGACACATACGGGGTCATGGTGTACCAGGAGCAGGTCATGGCGGCGACGCGCTTGGTTGCTGGTTTTACCCCTGGCGAAGCCGACTCCGTGCGTAAGGCCATCGGTAAGAAGGACATGGCCAAGATGCAGCAGTACGCCGAGAAATTTGTCGAGGGTGCCCAGAGCGTCGGTGGCATGAGCAAGGATGCTGCTCTGAAATTCTGGGCTGACGTTGAGGGCTTCGCCGCCTACTCATTCAACAAGTCGCACTCGGTCGAATACACGCTGCTGTCCTGGGTGACTATGTGGCTCAAGACCTACTACCCCGCAGAGTTCTACGCGGCATCCCTGACCGTGATCGAAAAGGAAGACCAAATCTCCGGCCTGGTCACGGCGGCCCGCAATGCCGGTATGCAGGTGCTTCCGCCAGACATGCAGGTGTCGAGCGCGCGAATTGAGATCGAGGGCGAAAACAAGCTGTACCTGCCATTTCAGGCGGTGCTGGGCATCAGCACGAATACCGCCAATGAGATTGTGAAGCTGCGCAACGAGGCGGGCGGCCGATTCCGCCACGACACAGTCGGCGGCATTCTTGAGCTTGTGAGCGAGAACCAAAAGCGAGTGCTGGGCCGCACCAAGGTCAATTCAAAGGCGGTCGAGGCGTTGAAGCGAATTGGTGCTTTCTTTAGCACGACAGGGGAGGGCAAGCCGCCGATGCATGCCGACACCGTCAAGGATCGCCTGGAGCTGATGCCAGGCTATGCCGTCGAAGTCGTCAAGGCAGACCGTGACCTCACCCTGCTGCCCGAGGCAAAGACCAAGATCGTGCAGATTCTGGACGAGACAACCACACGAGGCTGCAGCCTGTGCTCACTGTCGGGGAAGACTCACTGCCATAGCCGCTTTGGTGACAAGGCAAAGTTCGTCGTGGTGTTTGACTGCCCCAGCTGGGAGGACGAGCGCGCCGGCCAGATTCTCCCCAAGGACAGCGGGATCTACAACCTCTTTGCCGCGGGCCTGCAGGATGCCGGTCTGAATATCGCGGACGGCTACTTCACCACGCTGGTGCGTGCATCCAAGGACAAGGGCAAGCAGCTGACCACTGAGCAGATCAATGGCTGCGCGGGATACCTGCAGCGTGAGATTGAGATCCTAAAGCCCGCTGCGATCGTGACCATGGGCGCCAACTCGACCAAGTTCTTCTCCCCTGGCAGCAAGGCAAAGGCGAGCGACCTTGTGGGAAAGAGCGTATTCAACGCCGAGCTCGACGCAACCATCATCTACGGCATCAATCCCGGCTCGGTCTATCACGACCCGTCCAAGATTGAACAGCTCAACACCGTTTTCAACAACCTGGCCGCGATCTTCCGCGACTGAATTCAGAGAATAGAACCATGACAGCAATTGCAAACGACACATCCGTGGTGCAGTTCATTGACGCCAACAAGCTGCGCAATGATCTGCACATCACAAAGTCCTCCTTGAGCGAGGCTCTGATGACCCAGCCTGGTCTGTACTTCCACTATGCAGAGCAGAATGTGCGCGCCCGTCAGCAGGTCGAAAAGTACAAGGCACGTCTGGAGCTGGTCTCGTCCTCTTTGAATAAGCAGTACCGAAAAATCCTCAGTGACGACCTGCAGGCCAAGGGTGACACCAAGACCAAGGTAACTGTGGACATGATCGAAGCCGCAGTGAAGTCCGATGCCGGCTATGTCAACCTGCAGGCCGCACTGATCCAGGCCGAGTCGGTATTTCGTCTGAGTGAAGCGGCGGTGTTCTCATTCGTGCAGCGCAAGGACATGCTGGTTGCCTTGGCGCGCAATGACGGTAGCTCTGCAGGCACATCGGCGCGCATCTCAGATGCAGGCGCTGCGTACCTTAGCGCACGCCAAAGTTCTGGTGCTGTTCCTGCTTAGTTCCTATACAATACTAACTCAGTCCTGACTTACTTAGCATAAGATACGTCTGCCCTGTAGCAATGCAGGGCAGACCTCAGACCTAAGACCTAAGACGCATCCTTTTCATCACCCCGACACTAAAAACGTCAATCACTAAACGGTAAACACATGAGCGCACTACTCGCACTTATCAACCAAAAGAAGCAAGACATGGCCGCTCTGCGCAAGGGCTCCACGGAGAAGTTGGGCGAAGGCACAACTACCCTGCGCATCTTGGGCTCCTGGCGCGGCCCCGACCAAGAGTTCTGGCACGACTTCGGCAAGCACTTCATCAAGAATGCTGGTGGTCAGCTCGCAGAGTCCTATATCTGCGTGAAGAAGACCTTCGGCCGTCCTTGCGAAATCTGCGACGCGATCTCGGAAGCGAAGGCAAAGCACCTGCCCGACGCCCTGGGCAAGTTGGTGGATGATTCGGGTGCAGCCGGCCGCGTGCTGGTCAACGCGATCAACCCCAATCACCCCAAGGAACCCCACAAGGTTCACACCTATGAGCTGCCTGGCACCGTGTTCGCACAGGTTCTGGACTCTGCAGCTCAGTACATGGCGCTGGGCGTGGACTTGATCGGCCCTGCCGGTCGTGACCTCATCATCACCCGCACCGGCAAGGGCATGCAGACGAAGTATTCCATCGTGATCTCGCCTGTCTCGTCCCCCATCCCCGATGTGAAGGACGTGAACAATCTGGACGAGTTTGTCGCTCAAGAGTCCTCTGAGCAACGCTCTCGCGCCCTGGTCGCCCTGCAGCACCTCGCGTCCGGCGGTGCTGCAACCTCGGCACCATCTGGTTTGCCGTCTGGTTTGCTGGCTGGTGCCGGGACAACGATGCTGCCCACTAGCGTGAACCCTGCGCTGCTGGCTGCATCTCCCTCCGCTGTGTTGGCTGGTGCCTCTGGTGCCCCGACAATTGATCCCGCTGCGGCACTGGCCGCGCAGCAACTGGCTGCTCAGCAAGCAGCTGCGCAGCAGGCGGCACAACTTGCCAACCAGCAAGCTGCCGCCCAACAAGCTGCTCAGCTCGCGGCAGAGCAAGCGGCTGCCCAGCAAGCCCAGCAAATCGCGGCCCAGCAAGCAGCTCTGCAGGCACAGCAAGTCGCTGCTCAACAAGCCGCGGCCCTGCAGGCACAGCAGCAAGCTGCCCAACAAGCGGCTGCCCTGCAAGCTCAGCAGCAGCAAGCAGCTCTGCAGGCCCAGCAACAAGCCGCGGCCCTGCAAGCACAGCAGCAAGCCGCAGCACTGCAGGCCCAGCAAGCGGCTGCACTGCAGGCGCAAGCTACCGCCGCTACTGCTGTGATTACCCCACAGCCTGCCGCTGTGCCCGCTGCAATCCTGGCATCGAGCGGTGACGCTGAGCTGGATGCGATTCTGGCTGACCTGTAAACGGTAAGTCAGTTCTGACTTGATGGGCCTCCGTGCCCATCTTTTCATTTAGAGGTAGCAATCCATGACAGCGCACGTACTCCTGATCGACGGCAACTCCATAGCCCATGCATGCAACTCCATCACGACGATGAAGAGCGGCGAAATGGAGACACAAGCAATTTACGGCTTTCTTCGTTCATTGCGCGTATTGGTCGGTGGCGACCGCCACGCGAATGACAAGAAGGTGGTTCCTTATGTGCTGTGGGATGGCCGCGCACAGTGGCGCTATGACCTGCTTGAGTCTTACAAGGGCAACCGGGTTGCAAAGACCGAAGAGGAAGAGCTGGCGAAGCAACGCTTTCGCGCCCAGCTCCCATATCTGTACGCTGCGCTGTCCACGCTAGGCATCAAGCAGTTTCGCTGCCCCACACAAGAGGCTGACGACCTGGGCGGGCACTTCTCCCGCGCGCTGTCTGCGGCCGGCGTGTCAGTCACGCTAGTGTCTGGCGACCGCGATTGGACGGGCCTGGTCAATGAGCTTGTCGATTGGTACGACCCGATCCGTGACAAGCGGGTTGACCACTTCTCATTCAAGGAAGTCACCGGAGCTCCTGGCCCCAAGGCTTACTACCAGCTCAAGGCGCTGCAGGGCGACACGAGCGACAACATCGCCCCCATGAAGCGGCTTGGCAAGAATGCCCAGCCGTTCCTTGAACTGTGGGGGACGATGGAGAACTTCTATGCCGCTGTTGACTCGGGCCAGTACCAGGTCAAGAAGGCAAGCAAGGGCGCCAAGAATCCTCACTATGAGGAATACATGGCATCGCCCGAGGGACGCGCGCACTTTGCTCTGAACATGCAACTCATGGATCTGAGCACGCCGCAGCCCGAGGGTTCTATTCCACCACTCTCTAAGCTCGTATTCGCTGACAACGGCAGCGGTGCGAACCCCGAGAAATTTATCAAGCTGTGCGAACGCCTGGGGTTCTTGTCCATCCTGAAAAAGATGGACGACTTCCTGGGCACATTCGGCCTGGGCAACCCTCGCACCGGCTTTTCGCCTATTCCGTTCTAAGGATCGGACACCCATGGCCAGACTTCGCACTGAGCCAGCAACTCAACACTGACTTACACACATAGGAAACATATGACACTCGCAACATTTGACGCATCTGCACTGGCCGGCATCGAAAAGATTCTCGCGGCCGCACCGGTGATTGAAGAGGGCAACAAAATCTGGCTCGACCTGGGCTATGCACCTCTGAACTTCATCATTTCCGGCAACGCTGCCCAGGCTTTTGAGTCTGGCCGCCTGTATGAAATTGCCGGCCCATCTGGCTCTGGCAAGACACTGCTGGCCACCGCCGCAATGATCGCAACACAGCGCATGGGTGGCATTTGCATCTTTGTCGATTGGGAAATGGCATTCAAGGACGAGTTCGCTGCGAGCTTGGGCCTGATTACCTCCGCGCCGTACTTCTACAAGCTCAAGTCCGAGACATGGGAGGCGGGCAACACATCGGCATTCAAGATCGCAGAGTACATCCGGGCGAACAAGCTGATCCCGCCGGAAGCCCCGATCACCATCGTTTTCGACTCTATCGCTGCAGCGGTGCCCAAGTCCGTGCTCTACGACAGCAAGGGCAACCGTCGCGGCATTGACGAGCTGACCATGAATGACACAACGGCCCTGGCCCGCGTGACCTCTACGACGCTCAAGTCTGTAGCTCAGTACGCCGCACAGTTCAACGTCTGCGCGATTTACCTGAACCAGATCCGTACCAAGCCTGGTGTCGTCTATGGCGACCCCACGACAACGCCTGGCGGCTCTGCAATGGAGTTCTACGCATCCACTCGCATCTTCACCGGCAGCAAGAAGATCATGGAAGCGAAGGGCGGCAGCAAGGAGTTCAAGGGCCGTCTGATTGGCCTTGAGACCAAGAAGAACAAGCTCTCCCGTCCGTTCCAGTCGGTCGAGCTGCGCCTGATGTACGACGATAGCGGCATGGCCTACTTCGACTACGCGACCGGCTACATCGAAGAGCTGGTGGCGGGCAAGGTTTTGGAAGAAAAGTCTGGACGCGTGACCTGGGAAGGCAAGACCTACTACAAGGGGCAGCTGGCCAAGAAGATTCTGGAGGACGGCAAGATGCCCTTGCTGGTTGCCATGTACCTGCAGAGCAAGGGCATTGCGGTGCCCACCACGTTTGCCGCGCCTATTGGTGCAGCTGATGCGTCTGTGATTTCCGACACAGACCCCGAGAAGCTGCCTGATGACGTGGCATAATCTAAGTCAGAACTGAGTTCCTAAGAGCAAAGTTCCAACTTACATTTTGAGGGCATGGGAGTCATGATGGCCCCATGCCCAAACAAATGAAATTCGGTTATCCCCGCCGCAACCTCAAGGGGGAGTTCGTTACTTTTCGCCTGGGTCAAAAGGCTGGACGAGACTACCTTGTTGGTGATTTCGTTGATCTGATTGATAGCCGAACTGGAAAGGTTCTGCTGCATGCGAAGGTGGTAGCTACAGACTGTGGTGAGCTGCAGGACATGGCAAGCAAATGGGCACACATGGCGCACAACTGGCTTGACCACCCGGCAATGCAACGCGCCCAGCTCCTTGTTACCTCCATGAAGAAACGATACTTCCCCGGTCGCTGCCAGGATAACTCCCACACCACTGTTATCCATTTGATTGAACATGAGCGAACAACAACAGATCAGCGCGGAACGCACTGAGCAGCTGAAAGCACTGATCGGCAAGGAAGTCTGCTGCATTGCCTACACCCTGCAGGGCGATGGCACCATTGAAGTGCTGACTATCTCAGACGTGGTGGCATCGCCCGATGGCCACCCCATCCAGGTGATTCTCAACGGTCGCCCCTGGCGTCAGCACCAGCTGGGCACCGACACCTTTATGACCCTGACCGAAGCAGCGCGTGCTGCGACCGCAGCACGCGACGCCGAGGTGATCCAGTTGCGTGCGACCGCTGACAAGCTGGTTCAAATGCAGTTCCGCGCCCCCTCGGACAAGGTCAAGGAAGAAGAAGCGCGCAATGCCGCCGCAATGGAGGCAGCGAAGAAGCAAGCCGCCGAGCTGGAAGCAAATGCGCTCGCGGCGAAGAAGACCGCAAAGCCTGCTGCAAAGACTGTGGCGAAACCTGCGGCAAAACGCCCAGCACGCCCGTCCAAGCCTGCGGGAAAATAAGTCAGTTGTGACTTACTAAGGGGCCGAGCGCCCCTTTTTTATCAGCCGAAACCACAGCAAGAAACTTCCCCCATGACACAACGAACCAAAACCAAAAGCACCTACGTTGCTTACCTGGCGATTGCGCTTCTGTCAGTCGCGCTCATGGGAACCGGGGCCGCGCTGCGTAGCGCTCGCCTGAACACCGAGGTCGTCTATCTCGCCTGTCACAAGGGCGTGGTGCGTCCTGTGCTCAAGACTGGAGAACTCCCAGCAGTGAAGACAGACACTGGACTGCCGATGCGCTGCACGGAGGCAAATGTATGAGCCCGGAAGACAGCTATGAACGCAATGCGCTTCTGGGCGTCATCGGCTTCTTCCTGCTGATGCTGCTCTTCATGGCACCCATGGTCGTGATCGAAGGCTTCTGATGGGGACGACGAGAGTAGGGGACGTGAAGGTCTCCAAGGATGGCAAGCGAATAAGGAAGCTCACGCGCGACCGCAAGGGATACGGGCATATCGAGTATCACGGCACCGGCAAGGAAATGTTCGGTATCTACTGGATTCAACGGCGCCTTGACCAGTATCACCACAAGGAGCAAGCGTGGGTGATCGAGGCAGATCCCGTCAGTGCCGCAAAGAGCTACGGCGCCAAGTTCATCGGTATCGAGTGCCCCTGTGGTACGCGCTACCTGACCAGGGCCGACAGGTTTAACCCAGCAGCGCCAGCCACCTCAGACCTGCGCCGCGAGCGCTTCATGAGCTACGTTGACCCATGGGGGCGGCGGGGCGCGATGTGCTGGGTTGCCGGGATTGAGTGCTGGGCAATCGCTGAGCCGCCCGAGGAAAAGCGCGAGGAAATGATCCTCAAGCGTATGCGAATCCCTCGCCCGCGGCGCGTCAAGAGCTTCACGCCATAACTCAGAACTGACACTAACCCCATGAGCAAAGCACCATTGAAAAACCGAATTGTGAAGTCCAGCAACTTCACAGGCTACTTCCTCTCTCCCGATCGCACGTCCATGGGCCGTGCGGTTGTCATGGCGGTTGATGCCGAAGATGCGCAGGCGAAAGTCATGCATGAAGCCGTGGAGATTTACAGCTGCAATCCGAACGAAATCACGCTGCTGCTGATTCACCACTGCGAGAACTCAACCCCTCTTTTCAACACAACGCTGGAGCGCGGCTATGTCCTTGACTGAAACACACCACAAATACACCGCCTTCTGCAAAAACAAGGACGACACAGGTACGACCTGGATTGGCCCCGTCGAGCTGACGGGGCTGCAGCTGGCCGGATTGAACGAAGAAGCCCAGATCGAGCTGATCCAGAATCTCGCCCGCGAGGCATGTGCTGTCGATTGGTACAACTCCTGGAATGAAGAGAAGTTGGACGGCATCGCCTGCTACTGCATCATCCCCGGAACACCGGGCATCCTGTTCTTTGAAGACTTGAGCGAGGGCTGACCGTGCTGATTACCGCAGCCCTGAGCTGCCTTGCCCTGAATATCTACCACGAGGCGCGCTCCGAGCCTGTAAGGGGGCAGTACGCCGTTGCTCTCGTGACCATCAATCGTGCCGGCGGTGACGCAGATCGCGTCTGTGACGAGGTTTTCAAGCACAAGCAGTTCTCATGGACGGGACGGGTGAAAACACGCGAGGACGGCTGGGACGTGCCGGCTTCGTTGTACCCGAAGCTCTCCAACAAGATCGAAGAGGATGCATGGTGGCGTGCAGTTCGCATCACCCGCCAGGTGCTCTCGGGAAAAATTCAAGACTTCACACGGGGGAGCACCCACTATCACGCGCTGTCAGCGAACCCCGGCTGGGGTCTGGTGCCGGCTCTCGATATTGGCAGTCACCGCTTTTATTTGCCACAAAAGATAACTCAATCCTGAGTTACACACATTATGAGTAAAGCCTTTGGTCTTGCCGCAGACCTGCACATGCATCCGTGGTCTGCGTTTTCTACAACATTGCCCAATGGGGTCAATTCGCGCCTCAATGGTCAGCTGCTAGAGCTGCGCCGCCTGGCCATCACAACCAAGAACGCCGGCGGCAAGTTCGCCGTGATAGCGGGCGACGTGTTTCACGTCCGTGGCTCTGTCGCCCCAACAGTGCTGAATGCCTTGCGCGATGAAATGAACGCGCTCAGCCATGAGTGCGGTATCACCTGGATCATTCTTTCGGGCAATCACGACCTGGAAGGGCGCGACAGCACGCGCCTGGGATCTGCCGTCACTGCCCTGGAGCATGAAAACGTCCGCGTGGTGAATTCCGTCACCCACCTTGAAGAGCTCGACATGACTCTGATCCCATGGATCGAGAACATTGACGAGCTCAAGGAGGCGATCTCGATCGCGCCGAGGGCAAAGCACCTGATCCTGCATGCGCCCATTGATGGCGTCATTCCGGGCTTGCCCGACCATGGCCTGACCGCTGAATGGATCGCTGAACAAGGCTTTGAGCATGTCTGGTCAGGCCACTATCACAACTACAAGGAAATGGCAGGCGGCAAGGTAGTCAGCATCGGCGCGCTGTGTCATCACACATGGTCTGACATTGGTGCCCGCGCTGGATTCCATGTCGTTGAAGAGAACGGCAGCGTCTGGCACGCAACCCATCTTCCGCGCTTCATCGACATTGACGAGCTGGTCGGCTCTTCCATCAGCCCAGAGGAAGTGCCCATGGTGGTTGATGGCAACTATGTACGCATTCGCGTCGAGGCATCCAAGGTCAAGGAGGTCGAGGACGCCCGTGAAGAACTGCTCAAGATGGGCGCGGCCGGCGTCCTCGTGCGTGCGTTGCCCAAGCCCGATGCGGCACTGACCCGGGTGGCATCTACCGTGCATGCAGGCTCAAGCATCGAGGCATCCGTGGTCGATTTCGCCAAGGCGACCTTCACCACTCCCGAACTGAGTGCCGACGATATCGCCAGGGAAGCGCTGGACATTCTGAACACCGTGGGCGCAGCCGAATAAGGACACAGGGACAAGCTATGAAACTGCATACCCTCGAAGTAAACAACTTTTTGACCATCGCCAGCGCCCGCATTGGACTCAATGACCGCGGCCTGCATGTGATCCAGGGCAAGAACCTGACCGATACCTCTGCAACCAGCAATGGCGCGGGCAAGTCGTCCTTGGTCGATGCTCTGAGCTGGGTGCTGTTCGGCGTAACGGCACGCGGGGAGAAGGGCGACAGCATCGTCAATCTCGCCGCCAAGAAGAACACCAGTGTCTCGATGACATTCAGCAACGGCAGCTCGCACTATCAAGTCACGCGCTACCGCAAGCATAAGGAGTTCAAGAACGCCTTGCATCTGCAGCTGCTTGGTGCAACCCATGGTGATACAGCCGTGCTCACCAAGGGCACTGATGCCGAGACACAGAAGGAAGTCGAGCGCCTGATCGGTTGCTCGCAAGAGGTCTTCATGGCTTCGGTCTACGCTGGTCAAGAGGCAATGCCCAATCTTCCCGGCATGACCGACAAGCAGCTCAAGACCCTCGTGGAAGAAGCAGCTGGCCTGGAGCGCATCGAGCTCGCATACCAGGAGGCTCGTCAGCGCTTGGGTGCCTCATCGCTGGAATGCACCACGATCCAGGGCAGTATCGAGCACGCTCAGCGCACCATCGCCGGGATCGTCGGCAATATCGAGCACCAGTCCGGTCTTGAGGCAGACTGGATCAGCAAGCGTGAATCCACGATCAAGGCATACGAAGCGCAGGTTGCAGAAGCCGAGGCACGCTACACCGCCCAGCAAAGCAGCCTTGAAGCAGCAGAAGCCAAGCTCCCAGCCCTTGAGCAAATGGCACACAAGCTGCGCGAGAGCATTGCCGGGGTGCAGACTTTTCAGCAGGCCGCAACCCAGGCAGCCCAGGCCGCAACCCAGGCACAGTCTGCTCTGCTCTACATTCAGGGCGCGGTAAACAACGCCACCGCCCAGCTTGGCAATGTGAAGCAGCAAATCGAGCAAGCCAATGCCGGTGCATTCGACAGCAAGCCATGCCCCACCTGTGGATCTCTGCCAGACCCGACGAAGGCTGCCGAGCACCGCGCCCACGTCATCAAGAACCTGCACGACAAGGCACAAGAGGCTGAGCGCGAGCTTGCCAGCCAGAATGCCAAGCTCGATTCCGCCAGCGTTGAGCTTCACCGTGCCCAGAATGCCGCAGAAGCCGCCCGCGCTGCAGTTCCTGACGTTTCAGTCAATTCCGCAAAGCTGAGCCAGGTCAACGACGCCCTGGCCCGCATTCGCTCCCTGGCCAATGAGGTCAACGGGGCAAAGAACGCCCTCGCCATGGTTCAGGGCAACCTGGGGATCTTCAAGGAGCAGGCCAACCCGTACACACCGGTTCTGGAAAAGCTCCGCTCTGATGAAACAAAGCAACGCGCGCGCCTCACCGAGCTTGAGGCCAGCTATGCAGCCGCCCAGAAGCGCTACAAGGTGCTTGAGGCAGTCGTGCAGGTTTATGGCCCTGCTGGTGTGCGCGCCCACATTCTCGACACGGTGACGCCGTACCTCAATGAGCGCACGGCTGACTACCTGAGCACTATCAGCGACGGTGCTATCACCGCAGTATGGTCAACGCTCAGCCGCACCGCTGCCGGGGCGATCCGCGAGAAGTTCTCAATCGACGTGAAGCATGCCCATGGTGGTGACTCATTCGGTCTGATCTCTGGTGGTGAAAAGCGCAAGGTGCGCCTGGCATGCGCCCTGGCACTGCAAGACCTTGTCGCCTCGCGCGCAACCAACCAGATCGACCTCTTCATTGGCGACGAGATTGATGACGCCCTGGACAAGGCTGGCCTGGAGCGCCTGATGACCATTCTGGAGCGCAAGGCCCGCGAGCGCGGCACCGTTCTGGTTATCTCCCACAACGACTTGAGCGATTGGGCCGACCTGGTCACGACCGTCAGCAAGGTCGAGAAGCACACGTCCACCGTGACCGGCTCTCTCGTCATCTAAGGAAACGCAATGGCACTACTCAAGCTAGACCCAGCCCTGGAGCCATTGCGCGCGGTCATGGGCAGCCAGATCGTCACCAAGGGCATGTGCATGATGGACGATGTGCTTGGCTATGACGGCCGCAGGGGCACCCGTTCATTTATAGGCAATGACCTGTTCACCATCAAGGGCGCCTGCATTGTCACCCCTCCAGCAGGAGTGGTGCATGACGTTCCGATTGTGAAGATCGAACTGCGCCATGACAAAACGCCATCCGACATAAAGCTCATGCGCTGCACGATCAAGGAACTGCTGCAGCATTTTGAGCCTAACCAGCGCAACTGTCCTGCCGACCTTGCAGAGCAACTACAGGCAGCGGCAGTCAAGTGCATGGAAAACATCAGCAACCCGCCGGCACCCGGCGGGCTCTCAATTCAGCCCGTCACCCCCACGATCACAAAACAGCCCGAGCTCCCCGAAGGATGGGGCGCTTGGGCATAAGCATTCACACACACAGGAAAAATAACTATGTCAGAACTGAGAATTGTCTCTTTCGACCCAGCCATGAACAATACGGGCATGGCCGCAGCGACCTACAACCTGCAAACAGGCAAGGTAGAGCTGTGCGACGTTGACCTTTTCGAGTCCAAGTTTGAAAAGGGGAAGCAGGTGCGCCAGGTCAGCCACGACTACGAACGCGCCCGGGCATCTGCAGAGCACATGCGCAAGTGGATCAACAAGCACCAGCCGCATTTGATGTGCGCCGAACTTCCCTCTGGTGGTCAGTCGGCCCGCGCGGTGCTGTCTTTTGGCATCACCGTGGGGCTGCAGGCTGCCATTTCACCAATCCCGATGATTCAGGTGACTCCGCGCGAAGTTAAGCACGCCGTCACCGGGCGCTGGGACGGCCCCGAGGCATCTAAAGACGCGATCATGGCCTGGGCCTACCGCACCGCCCCGAAGTTGCCCTGGCTCCAACAGATGCAAAAGGGTCAGCTGAGATTCCTGAAAAAGAATGAGCACCCGGCAGATGCATGCGCGGCAATCTATGCGGCCGTCGAGACTGACGAGTTCGCCCGTCTGATCGCAACCATGAATGCCATCAAGCTGAATTAATTTCCGCACCTTCATAGGTAAGTCAGAACTGACTTATATAATTCTGGCTTACCAATTTTTCCCTTCATCAAAAACAACAATGAGCACCATTTCGGTTACTAAGCGCGACGGCAGAGTTGAGGCTTTCAACATGGCCAAGATTGATCGTCTGACTGAGCATGTCACTGCTGGTCTGAACATCAACAAGGCACTGCTGCGCTCCCAAACCAAGCTGCTGATCTATGACGGCATGCCGACCGAGGAAATCCTGAAAGTACAGACAAAGACAGCCGCAAGCCTGATCTCGGTCGAAAACTTCGACATGACCTTCGCGGCAGCAGGCTACGTCCTGGCCGACACCATCAAGCGTGTCACCGGCACGCCTCACTATCACTCGCTGGGTGAAGCCATCACCGCAGGTATCAATGCCGGCCGCCTGAATCCCAAGATGGCCACGCAGTTTGACGTTCGACGCCTGAATGCCGCAATCGACACGGAACGCGACAAGCTGTTTGACTACTTCGGCCTGCAAAACGTGGTTGACCGCTACCTGCTGCGCGACGGCGACAAGAAGCTGATCGAGCTGCCCCAGCAGTGGCTGATGCGCGTGGCAATGGGCCTGGCACTTGAAGACGGCGACACCGTGGTTGAGCGCACCCAGCGCGCAATCGAGTTCTACCGTCTGCTGTCGCATCACGACGCAATGAGCAGCACGCCAACCCTGTTCAACAGCGGCACGACTCACTCGCAAATGAGCAGCTGCTACGTCAACACGGTCAACGACCAGATCAGCGCCGACATTGAAGCTGGTGAGAACCGTTATGCATCCATCTACGGCACCATTGAGGAATGCGCCCGTCTGTCCAAGCACGCCGGCGGCATCGGCACTGACTGGACTCGCGTTCGTGGCTCGGGCGCCCATATCCTGAGCACCAACGGCACCAGCTCCGGTGTGCTGCCTTACCTCAAGCCCTATAACGACACCGCTGTGGCTGTGAACCAAGGCGGCAAGCGCAAGGGTTCGTTCGCCCCTTACCTGGAAAGCTGGCACCCAGACTTCATCCAGTTCTGCGAGGCGAAGAAGGAATTTGGTGATGACCGCCTGCTGACTCCCGACATTTTCCCTGCCTCCTGGCTGAGCGACGAGTTCATGTCTCGCGTGAATGCCAAGGACGCAAGCATCATGTGGAGCTTTTTCGACCCTCACCAGCACCAAGACCTGCACGAGCTGTATGGCGAAGCATTCTCCAAGCGCTACCGCGAGCTGGAAGAGCAGGGCGCCTATGTCAAGCAAATGCCTGTGCTGCAAGTGTGGCGCACCATCCTGACCAACCTGTTTGAAACGGGCCACCCCTGGGTCACATTCAAGGATGCCTGCAACCTGCGCAGCCCGCAAGATCACGTTGGTGTCATCCACAACTCCAACCTGTGTACCGAGATCACCCTGAACAATAGCGACGACGAAACCGCCGTCTGCAATCTGGGCTCGATCAACCTGGCCAAGCACATCGACCGCAAGACCGGCCGCTGCGATACCGACAAGCTGCGCGTCAGTGTTCGCACGATGATGCGAATGCTGGACAACGTGATTGACCTGAACTACTACCCAAGCGACCGTAGCCGTAATGCAAACCTGCGTCACCGCCCGGTAGGTCTGGGCATCATGGGCGAGACAGAAGCTAAGGCAATGCTGGGCATCCGTTTCGACAGCGAGGAATCGGTCGAGTTCTCTGACTGGATCATGGAGCTGGTTTCGTTCTACGCCATCGAGGCATCGTGCGACCTGGCAGCTGAGCGCGGCGCATACAGCACCTTTGAAGGCTCTAAGTGGTCACGAGGCATTCTGCCTATCCATACCGCAAAGAGCCAGAAGTCTGCATTGGGCCTGCCCGCATGGGATGCACTGGCCGCCCGTGTCGCCCGTGTCGGTATGCGCAACAGCAACTGCATGGCGATCGCGCCCACTGCCACCATTTCGACCATCACATTCACGACGCCCTGCATTGAGCCTGTGTTTGAGATCGCCCGTGGTGAGCAAAACATCAGTGGCGACTTCTTGGTGGTTGACCCATGCGTGCGCTGGATGCCGGTCGATCAGATCCCCACGGCTTTTGAAATCGACGCCACCTGGGTCATCAAGTGCGGCGCACGCCGTCAGAAGTGGATTGACCAGGCGCAGTCGCTCAACATCTTCGTCAAGCACGGCACCAAGGGCGGCAAGCTGTCTGAAATCTACCTGATGGCATGGAAGGAGGGCTTGAAGACGACCTACTACCTGCGCAGTCAGAGCAAGACAGCAGCTGCCAAAGCCGCTCCCGTGGCAGCGCCAGCACCAGCCGCCGCAGCGCCCGTTGAAGACCTCGACAGCATTGAAGCTGGAACCAAGTTCTGCAGCATCGACAACCCCGGTTGCGAGTCCTGCCAATGAATCTGAGTCAGAACTGACTCAATGACACGAGGGGCCACCGTGCCCCTCTTTTTTGCACCTTCATTTCCTACAAGAACAATGACAACCTCTACACAGATCACCAACAACCGCCGCCTCGCATTCGGTGAGTCCGACATGCTGATGAATATGTCCCGCGTGCGCTACCCCTGGGCCAGCGAAATCTATGAGCGCATGGAGGCAAATACTTGGTTTCCGAAGTCTGTGCCCCTGGGTGAAGATCGCGCGCAGTACCGCAGCGATGCGCTGACCCCGGCAATGCGCCGCGCTTACGACTATTCGCTGGCGTTTGTGTCGAATCTCGACGGCATCCAGTTCAACAACCTGATCGAGAACATCGGCGCTTGTGTGACCGCTCCCGAAGTCAAGCTGTGCCTCGCGCGCCAAGCATCGGAAGAGGGTGTACACGTCCGCAGCTATCAGTTCATGGCAGAGACAATCTCGTTCGATCCCGAGAGCGTGTATATGCTCTACATGGACGACAAGATGCTTGAGGCCAAGAACAACTTCATCATGGCCAACTCGCGCATCCTGCGCAAAGACCCCAACGACCACAACTTTGCCCGCGCCCTGGTCTCCAACCTGAATCTGGAAGGTCTGCACTTCTACAACAACTTCCTGGTGTTCTACGTGTTGGGCTACAACGGGCTGATGAAGGGCAGCGCCGACATGATTAAGTACATCAATCGTGACGAAGGCGAAACCCACCTCGACCTGTTCACGCACATGCTGGCAACGCACCGCATGGAGCGCCCGGAAGTCTATGGCCCGCAATTCGACAAGGACGCCCGTGACCTGATCCTGGCGGCCTACAACTACGAAACCGCATGGGGTCTGCACTGCATTGGCAAGGGCTTCCTCGGCCTGACACCTGCGGTTATCGAGGGCTTTGGTAAGGAGCGCGCAAACGTGGTGGCAGAGCGCGCCGGCATCGAGCCCGTGTTCCCCGAGATTGTGGGCAAGGTTTCGGTCGTGCCCTGGTTTGAGCAGTTCTCGCGCCCCAATGGCACGCGCAGCAATTTCTTTGAGCGCAAGCCGACTGATTACGCCGTCGATGGGCTGGAATGGGAATGAGGCCAACTTCTAAAAGTAGCCTGTTTTCGCATCTATAATCTAAGTCAGAACTGAGTTATATACTCAGACAACACCAATCACTACACAAGGATCACGCAATGAGCGACGTTAAAGCATTCACAGGTTTCATCGCAGTCGATGGCTCCACTCACAACAGCCGTTCGGCAGCAATTGCGCACAGCCGCGAGGTAAAGATCAAGGCAGCCCTGCAGAAGTCCTTTCACATCCTGACCGTCAAGAACGGCGAGACCGGCGAAACCTTCAATCTGGACGAGTTCATCTACACCAACCGCGACGAAATCGTTGCCGCTCTGAATCAGGAAGTCCTGACCCGCAAGAAGCGCGCGCCGAACAAGAAGGCGGCCGGCGCAGCAGCAGCCGATGCAGCAGCTCAAAAGTAATAAGTCAGAACTGAGTTAGAAACGGCCCGCAATATCGGGCCTATCTCTATGAAGAATTACGACTATCAGTACGAAGAGCTGCTTTCGGAAGTGCGAGACTTCGGCAGGGTGAAGTCCGACCGTACCGGAACGGGCACGCGCTCGGTCTTCGGTCATCAGATGCGCTTTGATCTGACGGACTCTTTCCCGCTCATCACCACAAAGAAGGTTCACCTGCAGTCGGTCATCACCGAACTGCTGTGGTTCCTGCGCGGTGACACCAACGTGAAGTTCCTGCAGGACAACGACTGTCGCATCTGGAACGAGTGGGCCGACAAAGAAGGCGATCTCGGCCCCGTGTACGGTAAGCAGTGGCGTAGCTGGGATATTGGCGGTGGCTTTGCCATCGACCAGATCAAGGGCGCGATTGAACTCCTGCAGAACGACCCCGACAGCCGCCGCATCATCGTCAGTGCCTGGAACGTAGCAGACCTGCAAAAGATGGCGCTCATGCCGTGTCACGTCATGTTCCAGTTCTATACCGAAGAACTGAGCGACGACGAGCGCGACGCATACGCCGCAAAGCATCCTGGCCAGAAGGTTCCTGAGCGCCGCCTGAGCTGCCAGCTGTACCAGCGCAGCGCAGATTTGTTCCTGGGCGTGCCCTTCAACATCGCCAGCTACTCGCTGCTGACCCTGATGATGGCAGAGCAGGTTGGCATGGCTCCCGGGGAGTTCATCTGGACTGGTGGCGACTGCCATGTGTACAGCACTCACTTTGCCCAGGTAGACGAGCAAATCAGCCGCGCAGCACCCTGCGACTACCCCACGATGAAGCTGGTCAACAAGCCCGCCTCGATCTTTGAGTACACGCACGAGAACTTTGTGCTGGAGGGCTACGACCCTGCGCCGGCCATCAAAGCAAAGGTGGCAGTGTGAGCCAGGTCAAAGCTATCTACGCCCGCGCCATCAATGGAGTAATGGGCAACGCCAATTCGCTTCCCTGGGATGTGCCGGCTGACCTCAAGCGCTTCAAGCGCCTGACCCTGGGTTGCATCGTGGTCATGGGCTACAACACCTGGAAGTCTCTGGGTGAGCGCCCATTGCCCAACCGGGTGAATGTCGTGATCTGCCGTAAGGGCACCCATGTCGTAGGCGCCAACACAGCGGCAACCCTTGAGCAAGCGGTGAACTACTGGCGCGCTGACCCACGCACCATCTGGGTCATCGGCGGCCCCGCCCTGGTTGCCCAGGCAACCACCGACTACGACGCAGAAGTCCACCGCACCACCCTGAACCTTGAGCCCAAGGGTGACACCAGCTCAGCAGCTCCCGACCGCTGCCTTATCGACTACCACCGGGTCGGCTACGAAGAGTTCAAGTGCTCAGAAAGCAACGTGGATGTTGTGTTTGAGCGTTTTGTTAAGGCCGGCATTGATGCTGGTTTGCGTTAAGAGACAAGGAAAAGAAGAATGAAATTCACCCGCTTCACCATCAAAACCTGGATCGCCAGCCTGCTCGTCAAGCTGGGCCTGCGCCGCGCCGCACCCATGGTGGTCGCCTCGCCCGAGGAAGTCATCAAAGACCTGCGCAAGCAGCAAAAGAACGCCATCGCGCACCTGGACTCTGTGCGCTCAAGCAATCTGGCCATCAGCCGTTCGTACTCCGCTCGCGCGAGCAACTACGAGCAAAACGCCACAAGCAGCCGCGCCGCCGCCGCTCACCACTACAACGATGCATCCTGTGCTGAAAGCACCATGCTGATGATCCAGAGCTCTCTCATGGACACAAGCAGCATTCGCTCGGCTGATCCCGAGCCCGTGTCTTCCAGCTGCAGCTCCAGCAGCTCCAGCAGCTCCGACTATTCGTCCTCCAGCTGCAGCTCTTCTGACTCTTCGTCCTCGTCCTCTTACTCCGACTAACAAGCAACTATGACCTGCCTCAATTCTCTGCTGCTGCTGTCTCCTGAAATCGAGATCGACGTGCTCGATGAAAAGTACGCCCCCAGGCAAGGCTCTGACATGGCCGCTGGTTTCGACCTGCGCGCAATGCTGGCCGATGGTCAGTCCTCTGTGACGATCAACCCCGGCGACATGGTCAAGGTGTCTGCAGGTTTTCGCCTGAACATGCTCACCAAGGACGTTGCATTCTTTGCAATCCCCCGCTCGGGCACCGGCACCTTGGGCCTGCACCTGGCCAACGTGATCGGCCTGATCGACGCAGACTACCAAGGCGAAGTGTTCCTGGTCATTCGCAATGTGAGCCAAGGCCCGCTGGTTATCAACGACGGCGACCGTGTTGCACAGGGCGTATTCATGCCCGTGGTGCATCCTGTGTTCAAGCGGGTCAAGGAGTTCTCGACCATCACTGAGCGCGGCAATGGTGGCTTTGGCTCCACCGGCACGAAGTAGAAGCAGGCCATGCAGGGAATTGTTGGAATCGCAGGGGTTCATCGCACTGGCAAGTCCACGCTGATGAAAGCTCTCGCCGCCGCAGCTGCATGGCATCCCGCCCCAACGGATGTGAGTGGGGTCATCAAGAGCCTCGGGATGCGTGCAGACAAGCAGCATTCCTTTGATGACCGCATGAAGATCCAATGGGCGGTACTGCAGCACCTACGCGAGCACTGCCTAGAGCTGCGCAAGCTGGGTGTGCCTTGTGTCACCGACCGCACGCCGCTCGACCTGGTCATGTACACGATGGCAGAGATCGGCCCCGAGACAATCACCGACCCCGCCCAGCGCGCCGAGGTGCGACGTTATGTCAGTGAGTGCTACGCAGTAGCCAACGAGTTCTTTTCGGTGGTGCTTGTGCTGCAGCCCGGGATTGAGCCCGTGCAGGCAGACATGAAGGGCAGCATGTGCGATGCCTACCGTGACCACCTGAACCTGCTGATGCTTGGCATTGCCATGGACTCACGCGCTCGCAACCTGCGAGTCATCATCCCGGCCAGCAAGACCGATCTTTCTGACCGTGTGAGCTACACCTTGCAGCAGTGCTACGCAGGCATTGATCGCGTCATCGCCACAAACGCCTGCCGCACCTTGCACTGAGTCCGTAACTCAGAACTGACATTATTAGCATGACCACCGAAACCCCAACACTTCACCAAGAGCTGCACCGCAAGCTGGTGGACTACCTCATGAATCGAGAGACACGCCGGATCGCCGGGGAGATCAGCCCCTCAGTGATTGGCATCGAGTGCGGGGCTCTGTGGGACGTGCTTGCGGGCCTGATCGACAAAGAGACAGCCCATCTACTCGCCCAGCTTGAAGCGGGTGCCAAGCGTCCTTTTGAAAAGCGCTACTTCTTCAAGCCAGGCAAGGAATCTGCCTTGGTGCTCGCCCACAACCCGACCGAGACCGGCTGGGTTCTGTTCTCAAAGGGCGGCGATAAGCCGATGGCCCTGGCGCACAACAAGACAGACGCTGGCGAACTGCGCCAGCAGCAAATGGCTGCAATTTCGCAGCAACTCATCACCAAGGGATACAAGGAAATCACATGACACCCGAACAAACACTGGAGCGCTACCGCCACATTGTCGTGAGCAACAGCGACCGCAAAGCTCACGAGCTGGACTACTTCTTCCGCCAGCTGTCCGAGAACGACCAGGCACGGCACTTCTTTGCCCGCCGCGGCGTTGGCTCGATCTGGCTGTACCGTGATCGACGCCATCCTGAATACGTGCTGGAGATCGTCTACAGCCAGGAGCACGGCGACTGCATCTCTTCGCTCTACAAGGACTGCGCCGAAAACGGCAGTGCCGGTGCCCTTCTGGAAACACGCGAGCACCTGATTAAGGCTCTGTCCGAAAAAGTGGGCCTGTCCCCCGAAGCCATGGGCATTGACGACGAAGCCCGTGGTCGCGCCCTGGCACCTCACGAGCTGGGCACTGGCCAGCTGATCGACCTGCTGGCTGAGCAATTCGGTTCGACCATCGCCATCGCTGACCAGCGCTCGGGCAACACCGGCCTGATGGACAAGCTGCTGGCCCGCCTGTAATCACCAAGAAGGAAGAAACATGAAATTCCACCTCTCTCGCGGCCTCGTTGTCGCAGCTGCATGCGCAGGCATCGCCCTTGCCGGTTGCACCCGTGCAGAACCCGCCATTGCCGCCCCTGCGCTGAACTTCACCCCCGAGCAGCTGCAGGCCATGACTCCCGAGCAGCTGCAGGCTCTCGCTTTGCTGCAGCAACAGGCAGCCCAGGCACAACCTCACGCAGCACCAGCTCAGGCAGCGGCACCTGCCCAGCCCAAGGAAGAGGGCATGAGCAACGTGGAGGCCGGCCTGCTGGGTGCTGCGGCTGGTGCCCTGGCCGGCGGCATGATCGGCAACTCCCTGGGCAAGACGAGCGCCACGGCAAACCATGCACTCAACAGTGGTGGTTATGGCGGCGGTGCTGCGGCCCCGACGACGATCAATCGCACCGTCATCAACAAGACCTACGTGACCCAGCAGCCCAAGCCGAGCTTCACGGCGCCAGCTGCCCCCTCGGTGCCCAGCCCGAGCCGATCCTTTACCGCGCCTCCCACTCAGCGCACGGTGATTGGATCGACAAGCAGTCGCCCATCGGTGCCCAGCCCGAGCCGATCTTTTTTCAGCAGCTCCAGTAGCTCGCGCCGTCGCTGATTAAAAGGGGCTTATGCCCCTTTTTCCATAAGTCAGTTCTGACACTCTTATTTATGAGCAACACACCAATCATCATTGCCGGTCTCGATACCGAAACCACGGGTTTGAATCAGTCGGAGGGCCATCGACTGATCGAGGTCTATGTCGGCCTGTACGACATAGCCAATGGCTGCCAGAAGGTCAATGAGCTGAATATGCGTATCCATCCCCAGCGAGGCATTGATCCGTCTGCGCAGGAGGTGCATGGCATTGCCCTTGAAGACCTGGCCGGCGCTCCGTATTGGGAGCAGGCGGCACCGCAGCTGCATGGATTCCTAGTCACGTCCGGCGCCTGTGCATTCGTTGCGCACAACGGTGAGGGCTTCGACATGCCTTTCATGATGGGTGAATTCGTTCGCGTGGGCCTGCCGCTGATCCAAGCTCCCCTTGTTGACACGATGCTGCAAGGACGGTGGGCGACCCCTGACGGTGCAATGCCGAACCTGGGCGCGCTCGCCTTTGCATGCGGTGTCCCCTACGACAAGAACCTGGCCCACGCTGCTGACTATGACGTGGACGTGATGATGAAGTGCTTTGCTGTCGGCTACCCGCGCGGCTTCTTCCAGATCCCCACGGTGCCCTATATGTTTGAACCCATGAAGGCAAAAGCACCCGCGAAGAGTGCCAAGCGATCGAAGTGATTCATGCCCGCTGACGCGGGCATTTTTGTATGCGGGCACAGGGTCAGCCCATCCGAAAACCGACCCCCAAAATTCAATTTGTCGAGGGAAAACCCTCGCAATTCATCAATCCCCATACGCTTATGGAGTGCCCCGAAATGGCTCAACAACTTTCTTCCTCTATCGCAGATCAAGTCGCTATCGACGCCACCCTTAACTCTGCCCTGGTTGGCCAGACCGTTAGCGACGAAGACCTGATGGCAGCACTTGAGCTCTCCGAGAACGATGAGCGCACGCTGCATGCTGATTCCAATGAAGAGGTGCTGGTGATCGAGAGCGATCACGGCAACGATGTGAGTGCGATCCTCGCTGACCTGGATCTCGACCTGAGTGCAGCCGCAGTTGTTGCGCCGGTAGTTGTCGCCGGCAAAGTCCCTGCGGCCGACGCTGACTCGGACGATGACCTTCTGGAGAAGGCCGTTGCTTCCGCTACCGCAGCAGAAGCCGCAGTTGCATCTGCCTCTGTTGTGTCCGTACCTGCGTCGGAAGCTCCCACCACTGCAGCTGACGGCAGCGATGCACTCAAGAGCATTCACCACAGCCCGGACGAGCTGCTTGCAGAGCTGGAGGCAATTGGAACCCTGGGGGAGAAGACGGGCGATGCCTCGACACCTGACTCTGCTGCGCCGGCTGCCGCGGCCGAGAAGAAGCCCGCGACGCCTCGTGTGCCCCGTAAGCACTACACCGACCGCGCCGAGCGCCTGAAAGACCAGCTGGGGGCAGGGCTTGAGGCTGTCTCGATGCTCACTCCGCAAGATGCGACCATGGCCAAGGACGACGCCATCGAGCGCACCTTGGCCATCATCAAGGGCATGAACAAGAAGGAGCAAAACCGCGCCAGCAATTTGGTCGAGTTCATCACCGGCAAGCGCGCATCGCTCAACACCGTACTGGATCGACTGCTCAAGCTGCTGCATAAGGACGGATTCCTGACCACAGGCGACAAGGGCAATGTCATGGAAAACCTGCTGGCCAAGCCCTACGCACCGAACTCTGCCCGTGCCATGGGGGCAAACACAGTCGCCGTGTTTGCTGACCTGATGCTGATTAAGGCAGATGGGCGCGGTCGCTACGTTCCTAACCCCGAGTCTGTTCTGCTCGCCCTGTGCAATCAAAAGCTGGGCCTGGTGTCAGCGGGTTGATAGGAGGGGGTTCGCCCCTTTCTAAGTCAGGAGTGACTTAATGTTTGCAAGCATCCTTCAAAGCCTGCACCTGCTGAACATGGAAGAGTTGCGCCAGCTCAACCGTCGAACAGGCGAACTGATAAGAGGCAAGCCGCGCCCTGTGTTTGCGAAAGACGGGCACGTAATGCACAGAGGCAAGCGCTTTCGGGTCGTGTGCCTTCACCCTGATGCGGTGGAGATACTGACCGAGCAGGGCGTTAAAACGATCTCAACCAGCCAGTGCCGGCCTGTTTGAGGACATATAATCTAACTAACTCAGTTTTGAGTGAGTTAAGGATTGACCCGGCTCACTCATTTCCCTTCAACCATGACACAAGGAAAAGTAGAGATATGGAATCTTCATCCAACGCACCAGTTTTCGAGCGCAAGAACCCTGACGACTCCGAGGGCGGCAGCCTCGACTGAGGATCTGCCATACCTTCTGCCGGGAGACAGCGTAAGGATCAAAAGACACTCACGCAGGCTGCGCGACTTCTGTGTGAACGCCCAGGCGCAGCACCAGCACTCGGATGAAGTGGGCACGGTGATTCGCATATTGCCCATCACCGGCCAGGCAATCGTAAGGATCAAGAAGAAGAAGGCAGGTGAAGAGATCACGGCGGTGACTGCCGTTGAGATAGAGCAACTTGAGCTTCTACCTGCTGTGCCAGGTCATAGAGAGGACGACGTTTTTGTGAGTCTGTCCTATGTCACCCGTCAAGACGGGCCTGGCTGGTTAGAGGCTCCTGCCCCAATGGTTAGAAGGGCAGGGCTTGCTGGCAACCTGTACAGCGAGTCAAGACTGACTAGGGACGGCGGCACCTATTACCTTGAAGAGTCAAACGACGCTTTCATGCTGATGTTGTTCCTCAAGATGCGCGGTGTCTCCGTCGAGCTTGAGCCCGTCATGGACAGGCCAGGCATTGAGCAGCTTCCGTCTGCTGCAACTGTTCGGTAAACGCGAGAGCCGCAATGCACATGCGGCCACAAATGATGATTAATGAGAACCAAGGTCGTAAGGAGCTGTCCGATCACGACACAGCGCACATTCTTGGCGGGGCAATTCAGAGCGTCAGTGTCTCTCAGTCATGGAGCACCATGGCTTCAATTCCGCCACTTCACATTGTTCTGTTCCTGAGCAGTGTGGCCACCGGCACCAGGCCATCGCGCGAGGTCGTTGATGCCATTTCAAAAAGCGGCACCGCTGACGTGTTTGCCATGAACAAGCAGTCCGAGGCATTGATGCGCGAAATGGGTGAAAGCCTCAATGCAATGGACGATGGCCTCGTGCCTTCTGTCTGCGTGGATGACGTAGACCGATTCAATGCGTCCATCCTAATGGCTCTTCGCAAGTCATTTCAAAAGTAACTCAGAGCTGACATACAGCCAAACACACGGGGCTTCGGCCCCGCTTCTATATGAACCAAGCAGAACTACTGAACCGAGCACAGGCATCCCGGCTGCTGCACGCCACGTTTCCAGAAATTGCGCAGCGCACTTGGTACATGCGGGTGCGAGCCGACGGTATCCGGGGCACTTACAAGGGCGGCTTCGGGTTCAACATCGAAAAGCGTAGGGGCAGCTGCGATGACCACTACACAGCAGCCGATGTGATCGCCAAGGCAAAAGCATGGCGCGAGAAAAACGGGTGTCCATAACTCAGAACTGACACTCTTAGTATTGAAACAAGCATTCAGATCATGCGAATCACACGCCATTTTCTCTACACCGAAGACGATATTACGGGCGAAATGGGGCTGCTCCCCATGTGGGTGCCCAGGGCGGCGCAGTTCAACGCGAGCATGGCCCAGGGCATCATTCACGACTGTATCGAGCACGCCTACTCCGACCGTGGCTACTACCACCAGGAGGTCGCGGCATTTGGACGGATGCTGCTGACCCGGGCCAGGGGTCGCAGGGGCAGCATGGAAGATTTTGGCTATTCCTTCGGGAAAGAACTGGCTGACATTCTTGAGACCGGAACCGACGCGCAGGACGATCGCACCGGGGCTCCGTCAAAGGGCTTGATATGCCCCGAAAGAAGCGCCAGGTGGGAAATCAAGGAGACCCTGTACAGGGCGGCTCTGAACTCCGCTGTCGCTGCCTTTGTCGGGAGATGCAACCTGCGCGGCGAAGAGGCATACGCAACCCTCGGACTGAACGAGGAAGCAGAGGTGCGCGAGTTCATCAGGGGTTGGCTCACCTATGGATACTTCGACGCTGCCCGTCGCTACGGCGGCATTCACGGTGCCGAGAATATCGGGGAAATGTTTGAGCACTACCGAATCTCAATGCTGGGCCGCGAGATTCGCAAGGCAACGGAACGCTTTATTGGCGGCGAAGTTCTCACTGTGAACATTGACGTTCATGACGGCTGGAGCAAAGCCGGCGTGGTCGCTCACCGAAACACTGGTGCCGACTGGATCATCAGCCGCACAAACGAATGGAAGTGGGGCAACTGATGGGACGCCACGAATTCATTGAAGTTGTGCCCGTGGAGAAAGTCACCGCCACAAAGGTCGGCGCGATGATGGTTTATGTGGATAGCTGGTGGATCTGCAATCAAGACGGCAACCCCATATTCCGCAATGGTCGCCCCTTGTGCAATCCCCATCAGCAAATCGCAGAGAAATTCCTGGCCGACCGCATTGGAAAGCCTGAATACCCCATGTTCGCAAAGATCGTTCTGCTGCCGCTTGCAATGTGGCCGCTCGCTGAAATGGGCTTCTAACTCAAAACCGACTGACTTATGCCTTTGACCAAGTACAAGATTCACACGGGCAAGCCCAAGGGCGGCCCGGCCGTCCACGTCACATGCCTGACCGACGAGCGCATCCAGACCGTGCGCTGGTGGGACGGCAAGCAATGGTGGGACATTGGGACGCCTCGCAATCGTGCCACTGAGGTGCCGCCGGAGAAGCAATTCAAGTGGCCGGCAGGCTGTGGCGTCCCAAAGCCCTCATGGATGAATGAGAGCCACTACAAGGGCCGGATCATGCTGCGCAAGATCACTCACCAGGACAGGGTGCGCTGGTGTGAGCCGTACAAGCACTACACCCCCGAGGAAGTCATGTCGTGGATGGAAGAGACAGGGCGCATCGCAGAGGACTGGCGCGAGCGCTACCAGACCATCATGCGCGCCGAGGGCTACAAGTCCAAGAGGGCGAAAGCAAAATAAAAACTCAGAAATGACTTACTCACTATGACCGAAGACACCAAACTGCCGAGTCTCTGGCAAAAGGGCTGTGACGATGCGCGCACCGGCCGCGAGCCGCACCCCAATGCAATCGCCCAGGCGGTAGCCGAAGAGCACGGCATCAAAGACGGCTGGAAGATCACCTGCATGCGCCGCGGCTACACCAACGGCTACCTCTACGGCGGCACCTTGCCCAAGTACGAGTTTGAGCCCTGCGGCGGCTGCGGCGAAGAGCACCCCGACAAGGTCTGCATCGGATGCGCTCACCCATTCAAGAGGGTCGCATGATGACGTACACACCGGGACAGCGTGCATCCATCCATCGTGCGCTTGTGGCCGCATTGGGCAACCTTTGGGATGGCCACGGGGATTTTGAGCGCGACCGAACCAATCGGTTCATCTGCATTGCCATCAGCGACACAACACGCTGGATCGTGAACCGTGAGGAACACGAGAACCGAATGATGGCAAAGAAGGTCGTGGAAGACCGCCTGCTGACGCACTTCGACTACGCAATCACCTTTGAAAACTGGCTGATACACGTACAAGGAATCGAGCGCGGTCAGGTCATCGTTGACCGCTCGACCATGAGCGCGCAGCAGGTGGAAGCCATCTATGTTGATGTTCAGGCGCGGCGCAAGGCCTGGCTTGAGCAGCTGATTCAGGAGTTCTCGAAATGAGCGAGCGCAAATTCACAGCAGAAGAACGCAAGCGCATTGCACAGGTGTTTCGCCATGCCAAGAACAAACTATGGAACGGCCGACTTGACACGCCCATTGGCGACAAGTGCGTCTCGATTTGCCGTGCGATTGACGAATGCGGGTTTTTGATCGGCCACCGTCACGCGATAACGGTCATCCATTCTCGACTCGGCCCGACTCGTCCCATGCGAACGCTTCGAGTTTGGCTGATCGAGCAGGGTATCCCGCCAGGGTTCATTACCGACCATCGCCTGCAAGAGCATCGCCATGCGTGGATGGACATGCTGATTGAGGAATTCTCACAGCCCGA